AATAGGTGTATCTTTATTTTTTCTATATCCATCAGGAAAAATAGCTGCTTTATTATATGATTCAGATGATGATAATTCAGGACCACAATCTTTTTTTTTCCAATGTTCAATATTTTTAGGATAATCAGAATCTTGAAAATCACATAAAACTACACTTTTAATTTCTATAAATTCTTTACGTCCATTATTTTTTTCTATATAAAAGTCAAAACGTGAATTATTATATTTTTGTTCACTTTTAAATAACTTATGATTATTATATTCTTCAATTAAATTATTTTCAACTATTTTCTTAAAAATTAAATTTCCAAATTGAGGATTTGTATTTGTTAATACAAAATTATTTTCTGTAGTTGGTAAATATATCATTTCAATTGTATATTTTGATTTTCTTTTTTCATTATCATTTTTTGAACATAAAAATTGTGAATTTGTATTTAATAAACCAGACATTCCTAATGAAGGACAATGAGCTAATGTATTTTCTTCTTCTTCAATAGAAATATCAGCAATATACGGTGATTTAATTTTTTTACTAGGTCTTGAAATCAAAGTTCCATTAGAAACTAAATTTTCGTATTTGAAAAGTAGAGACATTTTAATATATTAAAAAAAATCATTTTAAATTTTAAATTTAATTATATATTTAAAGAATATTTATTTTATTTAATTTAAATGATAAATGAATATATTAATATTAGTAATTTGAATTTTAAATATAATAATTCTAAAGATATATTATTTGAAAATCTTAATCTTAAAATAAATAAAGGAGAGCGATGTGTAATTTGTGGTAGTAATGGTTCAGGTAAAACTTCTTTATTAAATATTTTAGGTGGAAAACACATGGTAAATTTAAATTCAGTAAAAGTATTAAATCAACCATCATTTCACAATACTCATCCTGATATTACATTATTAACTGGAAACTGGTCAAGAGTTGTATCTTTTGCTGGAACTAATATAGCTTATCAAGCTGATATTACTGTTTTACAAATGATAAAAAATATTAAAAATTATGATATTGAAAGAATAAAAAAATTATTAATGGTATTAGATATAAATCTTGCTTGGCGTATGCATTTAATTTCTGATGGACAAAGAAGAAGAATTCAAATTTTGTTAGGACTTATAAAACCTTGTAAAGTATTATTATTAGATGAAATTACTGTTGATTTAGATTTATTAAGTAGAAATGATTTTCTTAATTTTTTAAAAAATGAATCTGAACAAAATGGTTTAACTATTGTGTATGCAACTCATATTTTTGAAGGTTTAAATGACTGGGCTACTTCAATAGCATATATTAATGATAAACATAATATTAGTGAACATCTACAAATTAATGATTTATATAAAAAATATGATTCTAACAATTTATCAATAATAATTGATGGATTACTTAGAAATGAAAAAAGATATTCTTGCTTAGAAGAAAGAGTAAATAATCAAATAAATGAAATTATAACAAAAGGTGAAAAACAATTTGAAAAAAAAATTGAAAAAAAATATTGTGATACTAAATATAATTCATGGAATAAAGATAATTATAATTATTGGTAAATTATTTATTTTTTATAAATCTTTTATTTATTCTAATATTTAAAAATAACTTGTATAATTTTTATTTATGTAATTTTTGCTTTTACGTGTTTAATTTTACCTAAATTAATTATATTTTCATTAGTAGAAATATTTTCTTTTGAACTAAAATGACATTTATATAATTTATTATTAATATCATTAATTAACCAATATAATTTTTTATTTTTTAATCTAATATCAAAATATCCATATTCATCAATTTTAGGAGATTCAGAAAATTTTTCAATAAATATATAAGACATTTTATTAATATAATAAAAATAAATCATTTTTAAAAAATAATATAATTATTTATTAATATTTATTTAATTATTTTTTTAAATTTTAATTTTTTAATATCTTTTTTTAATTCTTTTACATTTCCACATAATTCATCACCACAATTATCATAATTAGCATAAATTGTATTATATTCATTATTTTTTGGATTCCATCTTCCAAGATTTATAGTTTTAGTTTCATTTCTAAAAATTTTATTAAATTTAGTAATGAATTTTAACATTTATTATTATTAAATTAAAAATCATTTTTATATAATTATATTTTTAATATAATCTTCAAAAGTTTCTCTTTTTCTAATTAATTTATAATTATTTTTATTTATTAAAACTTCTGGTGCTCGTAATCGAGCATTATATTGAAAACCCATAGAATGACCATGCGCACCAGTATTATAAATTATAAATATATCATTAATATTTGCTTTTTTTATTTCTCTATCTTTTGCAAACCAATCATTATTTTCACAAAGTTGTCCTACAATATTTGCTTTTATTATTTCATTAGTATCATTTAAAACATCTATTTTATGATAAGCATTATACATACCTGGTCTCATTAAATTTGACATACAAGCATCTAAACCATAAAAAGTTTTATTATTGCTTTTTTTTATTGAAACACATTTAGACAATAAATAACCTGATTGAGCTGTTATATATCTACCACACTCAAAATATATATTTTTAGTAATGTTAATATTATATAATTTTGAATTTATTTCATTAGATTTTTTTAAAATATTATTTATTTTTTTTAAATCAATTTCTATTTCATTATTATAAGGAATTCCTATTCCACCACCAAAATTTATAAAATCTATATTAATATTTAATTCATTTTTTAATTTATAAACTATATTATGCAATTTATCACTAATTAATTTCCAATAATTTTCATTTAACATATTAGAACCACACATTATATGCAATCCAAATTGTTTAATATTTTTATCTTTTGCTAATTTATACGCATTTATAATATCACATTCTGCTATTCCGAATTTGGATTCAGAACCACATAGTAAATTAGATTTAATATCAGTATTTAAATCTAAATTAGGATTTAATCTAAAACAAATTATTTCAGGAAATACATTAACTCTATTTAATATTTCATAATCATCTAAATTTATTAATATATTTTTATTTAATACTGTATAATAATCGTCTGTTGAAATATAATTACCTGTAAATATTATATTCTCTTTTTTACAATTAGCTAATTCAGCTAATTTAATCTCATTAATAGATGAACAGTCTAAACCAAAATCATTATTAATCATAATTTTTAATATATTTATATTTGGTGTAGCTTTTACAGCAAAGAAATTTTTAAAATTAAAATCACTAAAAGAATTTTTTAATTTATTTATTTGTTCTATTATTTTATTTTCATCATAAATTTGTAATGGTGTATTATATATATTAACTAAATCATTCACTAATAAATTATTCATTTATAATTATTTATTAATAAATTAATTTTATAATATTTTAATAAAATATAAATGACACAAAATTTATTGTTAAAAAGAAATTACACAAAAAATAAATCTATAAAAAAAAAATCAAGACGTTCAAAATCTAAAAAATTAAAAAGAAAATCCACAAAAAAATCTAAACCAAAAAGAAAATCAAATAATAAAATTTGTAATGAACCTGATAATGTTTTAAAACCACGTTTATATTGTAAAATTAAAAATTCAATAAAAAGAAAATTAAAAAGTAAAGGTCAACGTTGGGGTGCATATACTAGTGGTCAATTAGTTCAACAATATAAAAGAGAAGGAGGAACTTATAGTGGAAAAAAGAAAAAAAGCAATAATTTAGGAAGATGGTATAAAGAAAAATGGATTGATGTTTGTTATTATCCTAAAAAGAAAAGTTGTGGTAGAAAAAAATTTTCTGCTAAAAAATTTCCCTATTGCAGACCTTCAATAAGAGTTAATGCAAATACTCCTAAAACAGTAAGTGAATTAACATCATTACAAAGAAAAAAATTATGTAATAAAAAAAGAAAAAGTCCTAAAAAAACTATTATTATATAATTTAAATAATAGTTGAATAAACATTATTATAAATGAATTTATATAACAAATTATCTTTTGATTTACAGAATAAAATTGATAATATATTTTTATTTGAAAATCAAACACATTTTAATCTTTGTTTATTTGAATTAAATTTTTTATTTTTTATTGACAAAATTATAAAAGAATTATATATAAATTATAAATATGAAACATATAAATATACTATTTTGTATAAAGATAATAAAAAAGTATTTTTATCATATAATAAAGATTTTATTTTATCAATAAAAAATAATAATAAGAAATTATTTCATATTAATTTAGATAAATATAATATTTTTAATATTAGAAAACACAAAGAGCTAATATATTATTTATATAATTTATTCAAACAAAAATTTAAATTGGATTCATTTCAATAGATACATTATGAGAATTACTTGTTTTTTTTTGAATTGGATTACAACAACATAAACAATTTAAAATACATGAAGTATAATCTGTTAATTTATATAAAAATGTAATAAAAGCAACTAATGGTCCAATATAATCAACAATTATTAATGACATTTCACTTTTTAAACAAGAACGTTTATTATTATGTTTTTCACATACATCTAAATCATGATTAATTAAATCAAATTTATTATAAGAATATATTATACAAGATAAAATTACTGAAAACAAAAATATATAAGTAAATATTATATCACATTTTGTAATACTATCAATTTCTCTATAATAAATGTTAATTTTTTTTCCACAATATGTTATCATTATTTAATTAAAAAAATTATTGCTTTAAGTAATTTTAAAAAAATGATTTTTTTTATAAAAAGTAAAAATGACAACAACACATCTCGATTTAATTAAAATTAGAACTAATGATGATGTACATCAAATTAAGAATCAAATAAATTTTTATTAAATGCAGAAATTAAAGACATATATTATTAAATATTATAATAATTTAATTATATAAATTTAATTTACAATAAAATTGCTTTATAAAATTATAAAAAATTTTTTTTTACAATTAATACATTTAAAATATAAATAAGTTTTTTATTATATTTTTTTATATTATATATATATAAATGACAAATTGGAAATCAAAATATTTAGAAATGAAATTAAATTATATTAATTCAAAAAATAAAGGAGGATCAAATATGACAGCTGAGGAACGTCGATTTGATTATAATGATCAAAGAAAGAAAGCACAGGCTTATACTTGGGATGAGTTCGTGCAGCACTACGGACCAGATAATGCATTGAGGCACTGGAATAAGTCTCCCATACAAGGGGAACGTCGATATGATATTAAAGATCAAAATCAGGGAAAACAGGCTTATACTTGGGATGAGTTCAAAAATCACTACGGAAACAGCAAGGCATTGAGATTCTGGCAAAATTCTCCTGTGCAAGGGGAATATCGAATTGCACCTGATGGTAAATCTTACACTTATTCCGAGTTCGGGGAACACTTCAGAGGAAACGCGTACAAAAGGTGGAGGAATGCTAGCGTGGTTCACCCCCAAGTCGAACCCATGCGGTCGACGAGAGTCCGCGACAACTCTTCCCTCCCTCAGCGCAATCGGTCCTCTAAAAGAACATCTTCCCGCAATGTGACAAATGTTCAAGATTATGATTATCAAGATGAAATGGCCACCTCTCAATGGTCGTGCAAAAATTGCACGTTCCTAAACTCAGAACATGCAGATGTGTGTGCCATGTGTGGCACACCCCGCCCTTCAGAGCAGGTCTCACGGGAAAGTCCCTTTCAAAGAGAATTACCACCTCAAGGATCACCAGCAGAGGGTTCAACAGTAGATCAACCAACAGATAGAACACAGGTGCACAGACGAACAATGTCCCCAGAACAAAATTATTCTATAAATAACGGTTTATTATCTGTTTTTCAGCACGAAACCAATACAATTGATTTGATTAATGAATTAGTACGTATTGAAAGCGGAAACAACGAATATTATAGAAGTCTTAATGCAGGAGACTCCAGAGTAGTAAGGTTAATTAATATTTACATAAGTAATGATGGACAATTATTCTATAGTGCTGATGATTTCGCTGATTTATTAAGAACACCTTCTGATCAGCAGCTGTTGCCAACTGATGACTCAAGGAACCTGGGAAGAAAAGGTTTCTCACAACAAAAAACCGCAGCACCATATATTATGAGTGATCATAATCTTAAAAGAATGTTACTTACTCATATACAAGAAATTATTCGTGAATCACAAATTAATCACGCTGATTTATTTAGCAATTGTACTCATGTAATGGTAACAATTGATATATATCTTAATCGTCTTTATTCGCAATCAGGTTTTCATCATGATAGTACAGGTGCATTTCCAAGTAAATTTGTTTGGTTAAGTTATCAAAATGAAACAGCTACACCAGGTCCTGAAATAATGTTTTGTTCTGATTCACAATTACAAGAACAATTTAAGAATCATACATGTAAATATTTTAGACCTGGTATACCTAAACATGGAACAATAGTTTTTGCAGATGAGTTAGTATATCATTCTACACCATTTGGAACACTAATACCACGTACTCATAATTTGGCATTTTCTGGTGAACATAAAATACGTAGTAAACATCTGGAAAATCTAGGTATGCAGATGGACGGAATGCATATGGATTTTGAAAACATTCAACCACAAGGAACTCGCACAAGTTGGTCACAAACGCCTTCAACTCCTAGAAGTTTTATTAGAGGATGGATTATACCAATAACATCAGAACACATTGAGAAACTTCGATTAATGAAGTCCGAGGGGCTCGAAACTGTAAGGATAAACTTTCATGATACGCCTAGAACTACCTCGCTTACAAGTTATGAGTTAGATAAAATAGCTTTCTTAGGATGAGTATTTTAAAATAGTTCCTATTGATAATAAATAAAAATTGAATGTTTTTATGTCAAAAATAATATTATAAGTTTAACTTCTAATTATATAAATGAATGTGTTGTAAAAGATAGTAATTTAAAAAAAATAAATAAATAAAAATGATTTATATCATTATGTAATATTTTAATACATAAAATGAATAAAACAAATATTGTATTACCTAAAATTTTAACAAGAAAATTTGGATTAATATCTTGTTCTAAATGTTATAATTAATTAATAAAATTATAGATTATTTACTTTTTCTTTTTCTTATAATTTTGGTGATCCACGTTTGATTTTTTTAGTACTTTTTTTAATTTTACTACTAACACATTTCATTATTTTGTTTTTTTTTTGATACTTTTGATATAGATTTTCTAAATAATTTACTATTAGTAAAGTTAGGGATATGTATAATATATTTAATAATGCAATAAGTTTTAATAAAGATATTAATAATTGGAATGTAAATAATGATATATTTATGGGATGGAATATGTTTACTGATAGCGGTTTGCAAAATCAATCACCTGATTGGTATTCAGATTAATAAGTGTTTATAATTTTGAAACTATTTAGTTATAACCAAAAAAAGATTTAATTTTTTAAATAATTTAAAAAAAAAATGATTTTTTTTTTTATTAAAGTAAAAATGACAACAACACATTTCGATTCAAAAGATATTAAAGAAATTATTGAAAAAACAAAAAATTCAGAAATTTATACTATGATTGGTTATGGTTCTCGTATCCAGTACAATAGTAAAGAAAAAGTAGAAAAAGAAGTAGAAATAATTTATAAAAAAATAAATGGTTTTAATGGTTCAAATCCTGTATTTTTATATTTTGGAGATCCAAGTGGTGATGGTTCAATTAGTATTGCTTTTGAACATTTAAGTAAACTTATGAAAGAATATGGTGGTTATTTAATTATGACACAAATTGAAAAAGCAAAAACTTATGGTATTTCAAAAGAAATGTTAATTCAAGAACCAATTTTATGGACATCAACACCTACAAATTGTCCTCCTCAATGTTTATATGGTGGTATTGATTATAATGGTAATCCTTGTGGTAATACTTTAAGTATGTTAGAATTTAATAATATTAGAGTAAATAATAATTTAAATAAAATCAAGATTTTCATTTTAGGAGATTATAATAATGATAGATTAAATGTTGGTGTTATTGCACATTATGAACATAAATTTGCTATTAAATATAATATTGATTTTGAAATTATTCAATTAGAAGCAAAAAATAAAGATTTAGTTTTAACTATTAATGATGAAATTAAAGAAATTGATAGTCAAATTTTAATTAATAGTAATTAATTTTTATAATAGTTAATTTATTTGGAATAAGTTTTTTTCATATGACAATTAGGACATAATGCTTGTAAATTATATATTTCATTATTACCACCTTTCGACAAAGGAATAATATGGTCTATTTGATATGTATAATCTAGTATATTTTTACATATATTACATTTCCAAGTTTGTTTTGAAGCAACTTTTTTTTTTTTGCTTTCTGAAACATTTCTTTTTGTTTTTTTATTTATTGTTTTAATATAACTTTCATTAGTATCATTTTGTTTTTTATTAAAAAATTTATTAAAGAAATTATGTATAAATATACAAGATGTTATTATAAATATAATTAATTTTAATAATTTTTTTATGTCGTTGAGAAATTTTAACATATATAATTTAACAATATTATTTAATTAATTTATTCATTATTTTTTTTAATATATTTTCTCTATGAGTTCTAAATTCTTCTCTATTAATTTTGCTTATGTAATTTCTTCTTAAAAATCCTAATTCATCTATACTATTATTAGTATTAATATTTGTTAATTTAATAGATTTAGAAATTTTTTTGTAAATTTCTTTTTTATTTTTATCCAAATTTTTCCATAAATTTAATATTTCTTTTTTTTCTAAATTCAAATTTCTTGAATCAATTTGAAATAAATGTAAAGATGAATATTGTTTCATTTTAAATGAATAGTAAAAAAATCATTTTTATTTATTTTTAAAATTAACATATATTTATAATATAATCATAAATAAATCAAAAATGATTTATACATCTTAAAAAACAAGATGAAAATACCTAGTGTTAATTCTTGTATTTTAACACTTCTTAAAAAAAAACCTAATAAAGGATATACTACAAATCAAATATATAAAAGAATTAAAGAAGACGCTATAAAAGGTTTATGTGCTAAATCACAAGCAGTATCAAGTAGATGTTCAAAATTATTTAAAGATAATAAAATTTTTAGAAGTAATTCTATTCCATATAAATATTCATTAAATGATTTAAACATAAAAGATAAAAATGAATCTAAAAAAATTTCTATAAAAGAAAATAATAATTTATTAAATGAGATAAAATTTAAAAATTACGATGAAAATATATATGGTCCATTAAACTTTTATGACTTTAATAAAAATTTAAAAGAAATATTTATTGAATATATTGATTGTAGAGGTATAAAAGATTTTATTTATAAAATAGAAGATTTAGAAGAAATTATTTTAAGTAAAAAAAAAGAATTATTTTATTATAATTATAATAATTATTTAATTAAATTTAAATGTACTGAACAAGATTCAACAATATTAACTTATGTTTTATCAATTAATTAAAATTAATTTAAAAATGATTTATATTATTATATATATAATATGTTTATTGAATTTTGTAAAGGATGTCAAAATCAAATGTATATAAAATGGAATAAAGAAGATTCAGATGTAGGTGAATCTGTTTCATTAATTTTATATTGTAAAAAATGTGGGAATACTAAATCATTAAAACAAGAAGATTTTTATGATATAGATAGAAAAGAAGAACTTGAATTAAAACAAAAATCAGAAGAATTATCAAAAGAAGAAGAAGATGAGTATGAAAATATATTACAATTAAGAGATCCTGTTATATTAGAAAATGTATATATTACAAATGATGTAGATTCAAAATATTATAATAATGAATATATTTGTGATGATGTAACATTACCTTTAATAAATGATGATAATGTTAAATGTCCTGAATGTATTGATAAAACAGATATTATTTATCAAATTTATGATCAAGATAATATGAAATTTTTATATACATGTTGTAATTGTAAAAAATCATGGCATCATTAATAATTTTAAATTAAGTTTAAATTATATATTTTTTTTATTTTATTTATAAAAATGGATTATATAGAAGACTTATTTAGTAAAATAAAAAATAAAATAAAACAACAAGTTTTAAAAGATACAAAAACTAAAGAAACAGAATTATCAAATGATACTAAATCTAAATTAACTAAACAATCAGAATTATCAAATGATAC